ACATAGTTTTTCCTTACAAGAGATGATTGATATAATAGCACTGTGATGTGGCGAGTATCTTACGGCCTGGTGAATGATTTGGCGAGAATCTTACGGCCAGATAGTTGAATTTTTTGGATTAGCGAAGTCCGTTACAGCTAATTAAATTATACAGGATAAGATGGGGAGATACAAGAGTCTTATCAATTGTTTATATGTTTTTTCTATGTTGGCAATAAGTAGGTGAACTTCTATACTTATTGTGTCGTGATACATAATATAGGAAGAGCATGATAGGTAAAAAATTTGGTATGTTTGAGGTTTTGGGCGAAATAAAACTAGAAAAGCCTGGAAGGCATTACGAATGTATGTGTCGTTGTGGAAATATTAGAATAAAGGCCGGAACTGAGTTGAGGGCTGGTAGGGGAAAGCAGTGTACTGATTGTCAATATCGTGAGATGTATGATACATCAAGAGAGGTTGGTAATCGTTATGGTAAGTGGACCGTTATAAAGTTTCTACAAATGAATGGGAAGCATCAACAATATGAAACAAAATGTGATTGTGGAACCATTGGAAAGCATCATGCTTCAGATTTGAGAGCTAAAAAAAGTACACAATGTGTTAATTGTCATAATAGACAAAATGGTCGAAGAAATATCAAGCATGGTATGCATAGAGAGCGTGTTTACAGTGTCTGGAGTTCTATGCTTCAACGATGTAATAATTCTAAAGATAAAGCATATCAATGGTATGGTGGTCGTGGAATAAAAGTATGTAGTCGATGGAGTAATTTTAAGAATTTCTATATTGATATGGGAGATCGTGAGGATGGTATGACTTTAGATCGTGTTGATAATGATGGTGATTATGAGCCGTCAAATTGTAGATGGGTTTCTCATAAAGAGAATTGTCAGAACCGAGCTAAAAGAAAATAGAGATAATACAAGAAATAAGGGAGCCAACTTGGCTCCCTTATTTAACATCTATTTTTTATTGATAAGAGTTTTCATCTCTTTAGAGGTCTTTATTGCTATTCTTCTTTGTGCAGCAATCTTTATAGGTGTGTTTTTTGCATATGGGTTAGTTCCCATTCTCTCTTTACAGTTTACAACACGTAAAGTTCCTACAGATTGTAAAACCACACTGTCATTTTCTGAAAGTATGTCTCTCAGTGTTTCTCCAACTATTTTCATCGCAAACTTTGAAAGTGTCTGAGTTATGCCATACTTCTCACTTATCAATTTACCTATCATTACCTGACTATATCTCATACCTTTTCTCCTCTAATGAATGTCGTGTTAAAACTCTTATTACGTATCTTGTTAACGTTATATTCCGTTTCTTACATGTTCTCGACAGAAAAGCATGTAACTCTATAGGAATATCAATCGATAATCTTTTTCTTCCTTTACGATTTGCCATATGGAAAATCTCCTTACAGTAGCATCTAGTATGGATATTATGAAAAAAATGTACACAAATCTTTTTAATTCTCTATTATTCGTATTCATTATTCTAGTACATTAAAATCTGACAAATTATTGATCATTTTTTATGGAGAAGTTATGGCTACTAACGGACGACAAAACAATTTAGCATATGGATTTAACAGCCCATTACAACATTTAGCTCCTCAACCAGTTTTGGCAGAGCGTAATCCTACATCATCTGATAAAGCTGAAATAGGTACATTGTGGATTAACATAACATCTGACGCTTATTACATTTTAACAAGTTCAGGTAACTGGGCTGCTCAAGCTACAAGTTCTTCTACTGTTACAGCATTACAAATTACAGGCGGAGCTGGAACAGTTCTTACAGTAGATGCTGGAGGAGATACTTCTCTTGGTGGAGATCTTGCAGTTTCTGGTGATACAGTTATGACTGGTAAGTTGACTGTTAATGGTAATCTTGTTGCGAATGGTGATTTTGATATCACATCAGCTTCTGCTATAACATTCACATCAACATCAAATGCTGATCCTTCAGTGTCACTTATCACTAATGGTGGAACAGCTGAGACTATTTTGATTAACTCATTGCAAAGTACACAAGCAGATTCTATATCTCTTGTTTCAGCTCTTGGTGGCGTTTCACTTGAAGCTTCTGCATCAACAAGTAACTCATCTATTAAACTGAACTCACTTGGTGGTGGATTCTTCCTTAATTCAGTACTTAGATCTAACATTACTGTTGCTGGTGCTGGACAGGATCTTGTTACTGACGTTACTGGTGGTTCTTATCTTTTAACAGCTACTGAGTCAGGAGCTGGAGCAGTTACAATCAATGCTTCTGGTGCTGCTGGAACTGTTCTCATGACTGGTGCTGGTGGAATGACATTAGCAACAACAAATAATACATTTAATCTTACTTCAGGAACTGGAGCTATCAATCTTGGTGCTGATGCTGCTGCTCATGCTATTACTATCGGTAATAATACTGGCGCTTCATCTGTCTCTGTTCAAGCCGGTACTGCTGGTGCTGGAGCAATCAACATCGGTACAACTGCAAATGTATTACCGATAGTAATTGGTAATAACACTGGAGCTACTTCTGTTTCTGTTCAAGCTGGTACTGCCGGTGCAGGTTCAATTAATATTGGTACAACTGCAAACGACACTACAATCTCTATTGGTAATAGTACAGCAAGTACAGCAGTTGTAATTGACTCTGCTTCAACATTGGATCTTGGTTCAAATGCAGTTGCTCAAATTATAACGTTAGGTAACCAGACTGGAGCATCATCTGTATTTATAGATGGTGGTACTGCAGGTGCTGGACAAATTGATATCGGTACATCAGCAAATGCTACTCCTATTACTATCGGTAATATAACTGGTGCAACTGGTGTTACAGTTAATTCTGGAACTGGCGGATTTGCAGCTAACACAACTGGTGCTGGTGATATTGTTCTAACTTCAGCTGATACTGTTCTTGTAGATTCAGCTGGCGTTCTAGAACTTAATTCTTCTGCTGGTGTTATCTCTATCGGTAATGATGCAGTAGCACAAAACATTAATGTGGGAACAGGAGCTGCTGCAAGAACAATTACTGTTGGTAATAATACTGGAGCAACATCAATTTCTATCCAAGCTGGAACAGCTGGTGCGGGTGCAATTGATATTGGAACGACAGCAAATGACACTACTGTTTCGATTGGTAACAGTACAACTAGCACAGCAGTTGTTATTGATTCTGGATCTACTTTAGATCTTGGTTCAAACGCAGTCGCTCAAGTTATTACATTAGGTAACCAAACAGGAGCAAGTTCTGTATTTATCGACGGTGGTACTGGAGCAGCTGGTCAGATCGATATTGGTGCGTCAGCGAATGATACTCCTATCACAATTGGTAATGCAACTGGTGCATCTGCAGTATCAATCCAATCTGGAACATCTCCTATTACTTTAACAGGTGGTTCAACTGGTGGTAATGTTAATATCATTGCTGGAGCTTCTACTACTGCTGGATTTACAGTAACTAATAATAGTAAAGTAGCTAAAATGATCATCACTGGTCAAACAATTGCTAATGCTGCAACACAGGCTATTACTATTAATAATAGTAGTATTACAACAAGCACAGCTCTTTCATTCACATTATGTACTGTTGATGCTTCGGCTAATGGTGCTTATTTGAGAGTTGAAGGAAACGTCATAGCTACTGGATCTATTGTTGTTAATGTTTCTAACAATAGTGGAGCAGATTTAGCTGCTACCGATAACATTGTTATGTCTCTTATCGTTCTAGGTTAAAAAATCTTATAGGAAGTGTAGGTATAATCTTACACTTCCTATATTTATAAGGAAAAAATATGGCAATATTTGCAATTAGGTTGCTTCCAGAAGAGCTACGTTCATTGGCATTTGGATCTTTATCAACGTCGTATGCGGCAGTAGGTTCAGGATTCAGTAATCCTATCCGTATATTCCATTTACAGAATCTTACTGATGCTAATATCGTTTATTCTTTTGATGGTGTGACTGATCATGGTGTGATTGCAGCTGGAAGTTTTTTACTTTTAGACGTTACTGCAAATAAAACTATTGTAGATGGTGAATTTATTTCTAGAGGTACTGTTATATCCGTTGCCACTATTGCTGGTGAAACCGCAGTATCTACAGGTAATGTGTATCTTTCAGTATTTTATGGTGCATCAAAATAAGGAGAGTCCATGTCACAAGCAGGATCAACAATTGGATCTTCGAGTCCTATACCAGGAGCTCTGGATTACAACTATACTTTAGTTAACACTTCTCCTTATGTAATTGCTGGATCGGATGCATTTCTTGGAGTTGATAGTTCATCAATAGCTATAACTATTGAGTTACCCGATGCTCCATCAACTGGAAGAGTTTATATAATCAAAGATATTGCAGGCAATGCAGCAGCAAATAATATTACTGTCACTACAGTAGGTGGAACAGTTCTTATTGATGCCGCTACGAGCGAAAATATGAATGCTTCTTACGAGTCATTACAGTTTTTATTTGATGGCACTGAATATCACATATTTTAGGAATGAATTATGGCATTTAAGCAAAAAAGTCCTATTAGTGTTGCTGAAGGTGGAACTAATGCAGTTGGTTTCGGAGTGGATAGAGGAGTTGCTGTATTCGAAGCTAATCAATTAATTAGTATAACGAGCAACACTGCTGGAAAAGTATTAACATCAAACGGACCACTCGTACGACCTACTTTCGAAACACCAGTTGTTACTGGTATTGTCACACTTGCTGGAAATACTGGTACATCAACTGGTTCAACTGTTACCGTTCGTGGTAATTCTAATGTTACAACATCGGCAACAAGCGCAACGCTAACTATTAATCTTAATGACACAGTTTCTATTTCAGGATCTATGACTGCAGGAACTGGATTAATTTCCACAACAGGTGGATTAACTCTCAGCAACTTTACTGAAGGTGCACTTATTACCAGTTCTGTTGGAGTTTCATCTGCAGTTACAGGAACAGCTGGTTTTGTTCTAACAGCAAATACTGCCGGAACAGCTCCTAGTTTTCAAGCATTAGTACCAAGTTTTACATGGAATAATGTAACTGGTGCAACACAAGCTATCGCGGTTGAGAATGGTTACATTTCTAATAACGGTGCAACACTTGTTACTCTGACGTTACCTGCTACTGCTGCAGTTGGAGCTTTGATTTCTGTTCAAGGTAGTGGTACTGGATTGTGGACAATAGCTCAAAATGCAAGTCAGACTATTCACTTTAACGCAGTTGACTCAACTACTGGAGTGGGTGGTACAGTTTCATCTACAAGTAGATATGATTCCATTGCATTACTTTGTATAACAACTAATAACGATTGGGCTGTTTACACATCTGTTGGTACATTTACTGTCGTTTAATTAAGGAAAAAATATGGCAACTTTAACAAATAGTTTATGTTCAAATAATACAGCCGTTAGCCTTTTGACTGGAACTGGAGCACTGAACCTAGGAACTCAAGCCGCGGTAAACGTTGTTACTGTTGGTAACAGTAATGGAGCGAGTAGTGTTGTTATTAATGGCGGAACTGGTGGTGCCGGTGCTATTAGTATAGGAACTATTGCTCATGATGTACCTGTAACTATAGGAAATGCTACTGCTGGTAGCTCGGTTACTATAAATAGTGGAACTGGCGGTGTTGGAATTAACAGTACTGGTGCTGGTGACATTATTTTAACATCTTCTGATACGTGTCTTGTAGATTCAGCTGGAGTTCTAGAATTAAATTCTTCTGCTGGAGTTATCTCTATTGGTAATGATGCAGTTGCGCAAAACATTAATATAGGAACAGGCGCTGCCGCTCGATCGATTGCTATCGGAAATACAACTGGTGCAACTGCTATTACTATTGATACTGGATCTGGTGGACTAACAATTCCATCTCTAAGTTCATATGGATCACTAGTAAACACCTCTGCTGGACTAGTAAGCGTCGCTTCTGCAGGAGCCGCTGGAACTTATCTTGTATCTGGTGGAGTATCTAGTTTACCAACATATGCGGCAATTGCTTCTGGTGACATTCCTGTTGACGCAGTAACTATTGACGAAAAGGCAACTGTCGCGTCTACTGGCGCTGATGTTGCTACTGGATCTACACCACGTGGCGTAACTTCATATCTTATTGGTGGGACTCAATATATATCAATACCAAATCAAGGAGCTACAACCTTTAGTACATTTTCATGGAATGGCAGCGCGTTTGTATCTGTTGGTGCTGATGTTGCTACTGGAAGTGTACCATGGCAGATTACATCATATGAAATTAGTGGTACATCATATGTATCTGTTGTAAATCAAAGTGATGCAACTTTCAGCACATATTCATGGAATGGAAGTGCATTTGTTTCTATTGGAACAGCTGTAGCTACTGGAACTACACCTAATGGTATTACATCATATGTAATTAGTGGGACTCAATATATATCTATTGCAAATCAAGGAGCTACAACCTTTAGTACATACTCATGGAGTGGCAGCGCGTTTGTATCTGTTGGAACAGCTGTAGCTACTGGAACTACACCTTATGGCATTACTTCATACGAAATCAGTGGTACATCATATGTATCTGTTGTAAATCAAGGAGCTAGTACATTTAGTACATTTTCATGGAGCGGCAGTGCATTCGTTTCTATTGGTGCTGATGTTGCTACTGGAACTTCGCCAACGTATATTACGGCATATCTTATTGGTGGGACTCAATATATATCAATACCAAATTCAGGTGCTGCAACCTTTAGTACATTTTCATGGAATGGCAGCGCGTTTGTATCTGTTGGTGCTGATGTTGCTACTGGAAGTTCGCCTAATGATATAACTTCATATAGTACTGGTGGAACTCAATATATATCAGTAACTACTTCAAGTGCTGCTACATTTTCTACTTATTCATGGAGTGGCAGTGCATTTGTATCTATTGGTACTGATGTCGCTACTGGAGCTGCTGGAAGACCGATTACTTCATATACAATTGGAACCACTCAATATGTGTCCGTTGTTAGTGTTGGGGATGGAGACTTTAGGACTTATACTGTAATAGCAGGTATTTATGCAACTGGTACACTAACTGGTAATGTTACTTTAACATCTGCAAGTACTGTTCTTATAGCTAGTACAAGTGCTGTTACACTTAACTCTTCTGCTGGAGCTATTTCTATCGGAGATGATGCAGTCGCGCAGAATATAAACGTAGGAACAGGCGCTGCCGCTAGAGTAATTACTGTTGGTAATATAACTGGTGCAACTGCCGTTAATATTAACACTGGTACGGCAGGTACAACGCATACAACTACTAATGGTGCTTACAATCTTATAACTGGAACTGGTGCTATTAATATTGGTACAGATGCTACGACCAAAAATATAATAATAGGGGCAAACTCAAGCAATACAGCCGTTGCAATCAGGGCCGGGGTTGGAGGAATTATTTGTACGACCTCTGACAACGCTGATTTTGTAGTTGCAACAGGTACAGGTAATATTAGAATTGGTGATGATGCAGCTACAAAACAGATCACTATAGGAAATATTTCTTCAGGACAACCAGTAAAACTTGTTACAGGCACTGGTAATATTGAAATTGGAATAGCTGTTGCAAAAACAATTACTATGGGTAATACAACTGGTGCAACTGCCGTTAATATTAACACTGGTACAGCAGGTACAACGCATACAACTACTAATGGTGTTTACAATCTTGTAACTGGAACTGGTGCTATAAGTCTTGGTGCTGATGCAGCTGCTAAAACGATTACAATTGGAAATACAACTACGACGACTGCTGTCAATATTGATGCTGGTTCTGGTCAAGTTAATGTTACTTCACCAACAGCAACTGTATTTAGTACTGGATTATCAACTGCTCCTGTAAACTCTAGTGTAGCTACTGCAGCATTTGTAACAGCATTTACTGCCGCTACTTCATATCAGAACACAACTGGATATGATTTAATGGTTAATATTTGTGTAGAAATTTCAGCTGCTACTACAGCAACTCTTACACTTGGTGTGGGATCAGCTACATCTCCAACTATTAATACTGTTGTGCCATCATTTAGTGTCGCAGCTGCAACGTTCTTCACATTAAGTGCTATAGTGCCAAATAATTACTATATACAGGTCGCTAGTACGGGAACCCCTACCTTTACAGGTATAACGGTTCAATCTTGTCCGCTATAGATGTAGTTAGTTTTTAATGTAATGTTGGATGATGTAAGTATATTGTTGTATTTTTCTAGTTCTTGGGAGTTTATTATGAATATGTGGATGGCTATTGGAGGTGTGATAGGTGCTTGTTGTACAGGAGTTTCTCATGTATATGAATATTCACAACAACAACGTGATAGAGAAACCCAAGAGCAGAGAGATGTTAATCATCAAGAAGTAGTAAGTGATGTTAACGAACAAAGGCATCATCATCCAACGTTAGAAGAAATGATCGACAGCCAACTCAATAAAAATAATGGTGATGTTGACACAGAGATAGATATAAAAATAGAGATACATTCACATACTAGAGATAGTAAAGAAAGTAAGGATTAATCATGTTAGATTGGATGAAAAGTCTTATTGTAATAGTAAGCATGGTTGTAGTCTTCGCAGTTAAATTTTTTATACCATCTTATCAGGATGATAATATCTTTGAGGAAACAACTGAAAAACTCATCGAATATGGGACTGGGGTTGATATTGATTTAACTCCATTATCACCTGAGAGTAAGTAGTATTAATGGTATGTTGTGCAATTGTTTTCTATCTTGAGTATATAAAATATAAAATTGCCAATTAAAAGGAGTTGAGTATGTTATTTCCTGATAGAGGTTCCACTTATCTTGATGACTCTCATAAAACAGTACTTTCAAAAATGGAAACATTTTATGCTAACTCGATTAGCATGAATCAGGCTTTTTGGAGTGAGGCAGATACTGATACAAAGTTCGAAGTTGGAGATGGAAATTTATGGAACGATCTATATGGAAATCTTCCTTCTCATAGAAAGCGTCAATTTAATTTCAATCGCATCCGTCCTATTATAAATATGATCAGTGGTCATCAGCGTAGATCCCGTAAGTCTATTATAGCTGTTCCCATCGAGAACGCTGACAATGAGACATCTGATCAGTTTACTAAAGTTCTCATGTGGTGTGTAAACCAAGAAAGTATTTTAGAAACTATCTCTGAATCCTTTCATGGTGCACTTGTAACTGGTATGAATCTTTTACAAGTGTGGTTAGACTTTCGGTCTGACCCAATCTCTGGTAATATCAAAGTCGATAACTGTAGTTACAATTCATTTATCATAGATCCGTTCTTTAAAAAAGCTGATCTTTCCGATTGCAATGGTATATGGAAACGGAGCTTTCTTACTAAAAGAGAGTGTATATCATTAATGCCAGATAAGTCTGAAGATATACTTGGATTATCAAGTTCAGATTCTGGATCTGGCCAAGACGGTAAATTCCAGCATATGCCTGAGTCTCGTGGAACGAACAACCTTCTAACATACGATGAATTCTACTATAGAGATTATCGTACACAAAAGATGCTTGTCGACACTGAGACTGGTGAGAGTATGGAATGGAAATCTGAAGATCAAGAGCGTCTTGATTTGTATTTAGCTAGGTATCCGCAGGTAACTATTATTGAACAAGAAGTTCCAACAGTAAGACTTGCTATTGTTGTGCAAGGGAAGGTACTTTATGATGGACCTAATCCATTGGGCATTGATAAATATAATTTTGTCCCTGTGTTTGCTTATTATAATCCACAGATGTCGGATTTCCAATGGCGAATTCAGGGTGTTGTACGTGGTCTCAGGGATGCTCAATATTTGTACAATCGTCGCCGTATTATCGAATTGGATATATTAGAAAGTACGATTAATACTGGATGGGTTTATAAAGAGAATGCTTTAGTTAATCCAAAAGATGTCTTCCTGACTGGACAAGGTCGTGGCCTTGCTCTCAAGGAAGAAGCAGCTATGACGGATGTTCAACAGATCCAATCTCCTGTTATACCTCCAACAACAATCCAGTTATCTGAACTCCTTGCAAAAGAAATGCCATTAATTTCTGGTGTTAATGAAGAATTATTGGGATCAGCGTTGGATGATAAAGCCGGTGTTCTTTCTATGCTCCGTCAAGGAGCTGGTCTTACAACACTTCAGGGTCTTTTTGACCAGTTGGACAGAGCCCAGAAAAATCTTGGTAAGATTATGATTGATATAATCCAAGCTAATTTTACTCCCGGAAAGATTAAGAAGATTCTCGAAGGAGAAGAGCCCACTGATCAATTTCACAACAAAGCTTTCGGTAAATATCATGCTGATGTTCAAGATGGTCTGAATACAGCAACGCAACGTCAGATGCAATTTGCTCAAATGATTCAATTGAAAGAGTTGGGACTGCCTATTTCACCTGAAGATCTATTGGAAGCAGCAACGCTTCAGAATAAAGATCGCATTATTAAGAACTTACAGAAA